TCTGTATTGAAATTGATCCAGTTACCATTCTCATCTTCGAATCTACAATGATCTTGAAGACCTCCTGTTACATTAACGATGCTAGGAGTTCCGGCCATCAAAGCTTCTGCACCCGACAATCCGAATCCTTCGTTACTTGCGATGTTAACAACTACATCTGCTAGATTGTAATACATGTTCATTGTACGAGTATCTACAGGTTGTTCGCTAAACACTACTTTATAATCTGGACAAATTGCTTCTTTCACTGCAAATAGATCTGTACCATTCTCATCTCTAGGTTGAGTATGCATGAACAATGCACATTTCTCTGCCTTTTCTTTTGGTAACTGATCACAGAAATGTTTATAGGCTAGAATCAAATCTCCTGGCTGTTTACGACGAATATTTCGATTGTTCCAGAATACTAAAAACTCAATGCCCATATCAGAGAATCGTTGGCACATTTGTTGATATTCATTCCAATCTGGATCAGTATCTGTTAATGGTCGAATAACCTTTTCATTGATACCATGTGGCACATATTGCACTGCCCAATCTGGTTTTGGATTACGACGTAACACATTTTTCACGATGTTCTGAGTTTGTTTTGAAATGTTCATTAACAAATCACATGACTCATAGTAATCTTCATTCCAAAAAGGATAAGGCAAATCGTCCCAAATGTTGTAATAAATTAATGGACATTGCTGACGAATCTCATGTTCCATTTGATACAACCAGATCCAATATCGCGGATCGGTGAAATGCATGATGGCATCAGGCTTATGTTCACGAATTAGTTGTCGGATAATAACCGGATCGCCATATCCATCCCATGGAATAAGTTTCACATCGGCATGATTGATTCCGGCATGTTTATTTACATCACCAGATAAATCTAAAATCTTACCTCGTTCAGGATGTTTAATAGTTGCTGCTAACTGAACCCAATCATACTTATGGGCAGTTCCGATTACAAATTCTCGGGACATTGTGGCAATGCCGGAATGTGCTCGAAGATCATCTGATAGCAATAAGATCTTCCTTTTCTTTGGTCGATTAGGATCGACTTTCTTTAGTTTAGGTAACTGTATTTGTTGCATTTAATAACCGCTTTATTACTTATAAATATCGACTTACTGGGACTCACCTTTATTTTTTCGGCGGAAAATCCAATTATCTACTGGCCAAAATATACAGGCACCGATAAATTGAAATGCAATTACAGTTGCCCAATGCGGCCAATGTAACACATCCGAAAATAAATACATACAAGGTGTTGTAATAAAAAAACCTATCTGCCACTTTGCATGATAGGTTAGAAACTTTTTATTGATTGGATACCACTTCATAACATTACTACTGCTTTCTTTCCACGTTTTTGCATGGCATCAACTGCTGTTTTATAAAAAGATGCCTCTGATTGATTTTCTAATAACACGATAAGTCTATCACATGTACGGCCTAATAAAAGGTATCTATGAAAATATTGACTTCCATGATACACTTTACCGTAATAATCTTCTGCCATAGCCGAATATAAGTTATACACTGTATGGGCTGGATTGAATTCCATATAGTTTAATCCAAACTCCAATGCATATTTACGGGCATACTTCTCTGCTCCTATAGCAGTGCCACCGGATACTATAGTCACGTCATTACCGAATTGCTGTTTAAGCTTAGTAAGTATTTCCTTAACTCGTCTAGCATTCTGATAATTCTTTGAACCTATAATACCTACCTTCATTCTTTGATTCGTTTAGCTAATGGACATAGATCATCATCTTCAGCGAATACACAGAACTTGCAATTTTTACTCTTCGGTCCGGCAATTGCTAAATATTCTCGGTCCATCCGATAAGATCCATCTTCATTGAAACTAGATTCAATAAATGCCTCAATCTCTTTGCGTACTTTGTTACGAGTAGGCTTACCAGATGCTGGAATAAATTCTTGAATACGTTTTTGAGGAAATGCGGCTTCTTCATAAAGCTTGCGTTTCACAATGAAATACTTGATATGAATCTTATCGGGATCGATATTGAATTGCTGAGCAAAATACTCTTTGTACAATATTAGCTGAGAAATTTTTATTTTATCTGCTTTAGCTAAAGCGTTCCAGCCTCTAGTAGACGTTTTAATGTCAATGATATGGTATTCATCTTTGTTCTCATCATATAACACCACATCGATGTATCCTAGAAACCTTACAACAGACTTTTCACTGATAGGATGATACAATGGAATCTCTACGCCTACTAATTGCCAACCTTTGCTAGAAAAATATGCCGTACGCTTTTTTGTCAAATATTGCAATATTGCAATGCCATCTTCGTAAAACTCTGCTAATTCTTTAGGCGTAGAGAAATGTCTACCTTCTATCTTTTCACGAGCATCTTTGTACACTGTCATTAATCGCTCTTTGAAGAATCCAGGAAGGTCCATTGCATTGGCAGCCTTAACGGACTGCGTATAAAGCACACCAAGCCATTCTTGAATAGTTTCATGTAATGCCGTACCAAAGGTCGTATGAATACTAGCATCGTAAATACGATTGCCTCTAGCATACGTTAGTTCCCATTGCTTTGGACATGTAGCAAAACTACTGTATTGAGAAAAGGAAATCTTAGGCTTACCCGATTCGGGTTCTACTACATTGAACTTAAGAAACTTGGAGATCTTGCTCATTTTATTTGGAATAACGTTGACGAATCATTTTACCTAACTCTAGATCATTTGGATAATCGTTCATCATTTGCTGAATATCAGGAATGATTGACATTTCTTTCTTTAGATACTGAGCCAGGTCCAATGCCTCTTCATATGCATGTTGCATGTAATTGTCTTTGTTATTCTGGTCTAAGGTGGTATTATACTTCTTAATACCTCTTTCGCTACGAGACTTTAAGTCTTCAATAACGGCTTGCGTAATTAAATCTTTCATACTATAAATTTAAGGACTAATTTGCAAAGTACCAAATCATTTGTAAATTAAATTTACGAAAAATAATCCGGCAATTGTTCCAATACCAGCACCGACTGCATAAATTATACGATCTTTCATATCACCAAACACCACGCTACGTACATTGAATGTCCATACAAAACTAATCAACGTACCTACTATAAATGCATCTACATAATGTTCATGTGCAATTTCATATACATTGATAGCCACAAGGCATGGCTGCAACATAGCTCGTAGAAAGGTAATTAAACGCTCATTCATGAAAACAATTTTTTAATTTCTGATTCGTTTAGCGCATACATCTTTGCCAATGATTCCACTATATCTTTGAAATCGTCTCGTTTACTTAGAATATCTAAATAATCTTCGCATTCACGTTCGGAACATTGTAAATGGTTCGTAATAAGCTCAATGAGCCGATCGTTGTATTTGGGCGCTTTTGACCCTTTAACATACTTTAAATACAACTTCTGCTTAGGCAATAGTTCCCGATATAGCTCATATACATGGCCAGGTTGCATTCCGCCAATAGTATATTGCTGGCATTCATTGATCAATTCAATAAGACCAGAATTCATACTGAGCCATCGGTTCACAATATACGGAGAAAAGCTTTTTCTATCAGCTTCTGATAGGGCACTCCATGGAACCTTTGACTCAGTAATGTTCTTGATATGATCGAATATACTAGCCGCAGTCTTTGGCTTTGGTTCAGCTTTTGGCTTAGTTACCTTTTTCGACATGAACCTGGCCTCCTGTTGCTGTCATCTCTTCAATAATAGCTCCGCAATCATCGCATCGGAATGCTGGCATCGGAACTACTACATCTTTCTGAGCTCCTACTACTAGTTTAGGAATAACTTTCAACATCATCACTTGACGGAAGAATTGACCGGAGCATTCTTTACATTCGATTGGATCAATGTCATTGATATCGAATCCTGATGATAACAGATCTTGTTTTTTCATTACGCAATGTTATTTAAAATTTTAATGATAGTTGCCATGGCATGAATCTCTTTGTCTACTACAAATGAATCTTGATATTGAGCTTCTGCCAATACTAGAATAACCATGGCTTTGTTTGTTGATGCATATTCGTCTAGATGATCGAAAAGAAATCTATACATGGAAGTGTAATCCTTAACCTTACTATCTGCTAGAATCTGTCTACAATTAACAAATGCTGATTTGGCATTCTTAGTTTGAAGTTCCTTAAGAATCTCAGTCATGTAATTGCTCTGCATTAAACTATGCTGATCTAACTTAAGTTTACCGTCTACAACTTGCCCTTGGCATGTATTAAGGATCCTACGAATATCTGGATAGTTATTGTTTACAATGGCAACCAAATCTGCTTTATCAAATGCAATGTCTTCATCGGATAGCACTTTGGCTACTCGTTTCGCTACTTCAGATTTACTGGGCGGAACGATTGCAAATGTTTGACAACGACTTTGAATAGGTTCAATAATCTTTTCGACATAGTTACATGTTAAAATGAATCGAGTAGTCTTGCTAAAGGTTTCCATTAGATTACGCAATGCTGCTTGAGCATTTGGCGTTAAATAATCTGCCTCATCAAGAATACAAATCTTCCAACGACGAAATCCAATAGTACTTGCAAAGCTTTTAATCTTCTCACGTACAGTATCAACATTGTTTTCATCGGATGCATTGATATACATCACATCTGCATCTACACCATTTGCAATAATTTTTGCCAATGTAGTTTTACCTGTACCAGCTGTACCATAAAACAATAGATGAGGCACATCACCGTTCTGTAAATAGATCTTTACTTTATCAACGATATGTTCATTGCCAACGTATCCATCCAATGTATCCGGACGATATGCCTCTACCCAAAGTGAATTTTCAATGTTTCCAAACATGTTATGCAGATTGCAATTGTACTAAATAATACATTGTTTCGAATTCGCCATCCTTGCTAAATGATACTCGAGCTAGTCCAGCATTACTTACTTCAAGACATCCTTTATCTGCCGACTTATTGGCTACTAGAATCTCTTTCATTAGACTGCTACTAAAACAAATTGCAGACACATTGTTCTTAACAGTTGCTTTAGTTTTAAATGTAACTCGGTTAGTATTCAATGATGAATGGTTGATAATAATATCAGCTTCGCCATTCTCGGCTTTCACTGCAAAGTTTTCTGACTCTGGCAATGCATTCTTACTCTTAATGAACTTCTCAAAGAATTCACTATCAATAGTAATGTTAACATCAAAGTCTGGCATATTCTTCATTGTAGGTGCCTGACGAATAACGGCTAGGTCAGCTAACATATATGTAATACGAGTATCAGAATCTTTGATGGACAATGAAAATGCTTTATCACCAGCACTATTAACTGAGATGTCAATTGTTTCATCCAATGCAGATAACAACTTAAGCAATTGTCCGGTTGTATAAACTCCTAACTCAGACTCTGCCAACTTCACATCTTTCATTGTTACCGTACCAACTACGTTCTGGTCATCGGATAGAAAGTTACACACTAGATCAGTACCATCAGATACCACCTTTACCGAACTAGTATTTCCTGCTAGATAATACTTTTCGATGAATGAAATTAATTTTTTCTTATTCATATTACATTTCAAAAAATTGATTAAACACGTTATTGTTCGGCAAGCTACGAGTATCGCCTCCAAACTTATTATACATTTGACGATACTTCTCAAATACTAGTACCGGGTCATCAGAAGTAAACATTTCTTCAATACTACGAAGAACATTGTACATATCAGATGGCACAACTGTTTCTAGCAATTCGGTATGACATTTCATCATTTCATTGATTTGCTCACAGGTCTTTTGATATACAATTAAGTTGTTCAACGTCATACGAGTTGTTACATCACCTTTATATGAAGCTACATCGCCAAAAGTAAATCCTTCTGATACTGGATGCCCATATGGATTAGGTACTGGATCTGATGCGTTATATGGAAGATTCTCTCCTTTAGGAAAATACAGATCCACAAATGTCATGTTACGGAATTGCGGAGTATGTAGGTATGTTCCGTATACCGGATACAATCCTGGAGATGAACTATCTGTTGATACTTGAATTCTACCGCCATGATACTTGTTAAACATCTTTTGGATAAATGCCAAGATAAAGAAATCGGAAATCTTTGAAATACCTAGTACGTGTACATATTCATTTCTCGTTTTATCAAATTCTTTATGCTTAAGCATTGGAGCCAACGCAGACATTAACATGGTCAATCTCTTTTGAGCTCCTCCTAAACACCATCCAGAGAAATCAAAATCTTTAACTTTCAAATACCAATGCTCATATTCTTCAAGATTGTTACCTTGAATCACATTAAGGAACTTGGTCTTACCAGATTGGTTCTCAGCAAAGTATTTGAAGTTATCATAGCTAATATCTAAACACTCATAGAACTTGCCATCATACTTTGCTCGAGGCGGAATATCCAAGTTAACTGCTAGGTCGGTATTGTTTTCTAACCAATTGAAAATAGTTTCTTTGAATTTCGGATCCCATTTAATAGCACCCGTTGCTAATTGGAAACCTCCGGAGTCACCTAACACTGTTACTGATTTTTCTAGTCCATACATTGTACGGGTATCTGGCCATTTATAATGGTGACCAGCTGTTACTAGAAAATACGGATGTCGCCACTCCGCAGGAAATTCTTCCGAATAAAAGCGAGATGTAAGTCCTGGCTTTACTTCTTTATTCTTTTTGAAGTAATCAGAACAACCACCTGCTGATAGGGAAGGATAATAAATTAAATCTTTCATTGGTTATCTTGTTTTAATAAATGCTCACATAATGCACGTTCATGCCATACATTGATTTCGAATTTTGGTTCATTGGCTACGATCCATCCTTCCATTCTACGTCCTAGATCTGCTACTTGAGCGAAATCATAGTGACATCCAAAATGATCTTGTTTCGTAACTTCAAGCAATCCTGTCAATGCACTTGATAAATCAAAGGCATGATACATTCGATCTGCCGGAACAAATTCTGGGAAGCTTCGGAAGTTAGGGAACATCACATCAATGCCAAATGTAGTTCCTTCCAATACTGTCCATGACACATAGTCCTGAAGCGAAGTATTAAATAGAACCATACCAGTTGCTAATTCCGTATAGTATTCTTCTTTGCTAAGGCCGGTAAGAATTTTAAACCTAGGTTCTTCAATTGAATAATTGATCAATGCTTCAACTGCACCAGGCATCATGCTACGTAAATGTTTACCACTTGTAGTAATATGCCATTCATAGTCTTCACGGCATTTAAGAAATTGCTTGGCAACCTCTAACATGAAGAACGGATTCTTTTCTTTGTCAAATCTAGATGTATATACAATTACTTTCTTACGAGGTTCTTTTCGTAGTTCATCATAGTTAGGAAGAACCTTAAGGGTCAATTCTTTATGTAATGGTAACGATACCACATGGATAGGAGCATTGAAGCCGGCTGCTCGTAATTGCTCTTTATGAATGGTGCTACCTACAAAGATACCTGCCATTCGTTTATCAATACCTAATTCAATAGGACGCATCCAATCTCTCATTGCCCAAGTGAAGTCATATTCATCAACTGATTGAGCATGTAACATGGAATAGAACTTCACATTGATATTGTATAGATCCAATGCATAGAAGATACTTTCAATTCCAGGATGCCAAAAGTCTTGCAAGAATACCACATCACCATCGGATACCATTCCTCGATTAAGCATATCTAGAAAGCTAGCACATTGACTCATGGCAAACTTACCACGGCCAACTGCATCTAATACAGCTCCTACCTTAATTTGTTGATCTGGATCGAACTCTCCGGGTACATCAATGAACTCGAGATTATCATATTCAGCAAATGTAGCTGGCATCCATTCTTTTGATAGCTGATAAGTATATCTAGCTTTCAATGGCTCTAGGCCGAAATAAAAAACTTTTTTCTTCATATTATTGTTCGGTTCTATCAAATTTATAATCGTCAGGTTGAATTTGCATTAAATGACATTTGGTGATCTGATGAACTCTATACCAACCGGCATCAATACTTAAAGTATCCGTCTTCTTTAATCTTTCAACAAAAGCATCTGCGATACGATAAATGATATGAGCTCTATTGAATACAGACATTGGAATCTTTTCAAATGTATGACAATCAGCTTCGATAGTAACAATCTGCTTGGTATCTAGAATCTTATGGATATCTTTCCAATTATTCGATACAATAGCATCTCTAACATATTCAATTGTAAAATAGATATGAGGATAGTCTTTGTAATTTTCTGGAATTGCTCCTCTTACAAAAACCGTTTCAATATCACTATATCGGCCTTCTACTTCGCGGCCATACCAATAACTCTTTGCGTACATATTATAATACTAATGCTGGTTCTGGTAACACAATTCCTAATGTAGGCAATACCATTCTTAGCCATGGCTCTGGATAAAGCTTTACCTCTCCAGAATATCGTCTAGTATTCACTTCTCGGCTAGTTATAGTTACTGCATGAGACAATGCCTTTTGATACACTTTTAAACCTAACTCTTTACCAGGCGGTTGCCTTAGTACATCGTACAATGAGGCATATAGAACTGGCGACTCATGTACGGGAAACAATGATTGATCAAACATAAACTTAATTTTTTTATTTCCTTAAATATAAGATGAACTTTTCAAATTACCAAGAGAAAAATTTACCTAAGTTATTATTTTCTGGGACCTTACCCCATTTCAATGCCGAATAGAAATCGGATAGCTTATTCTCAAAAGCTGATTTGAAAATCTTATCATGGTCGATAAAGTCTTTAACTACATTCACAATTATTTCTGGATCGTCATATCCTTTCAAAGCTAGTTCCGAAATGTTCATTGGATTAGCCTTAAGATAAGTCCATCGGATCTTTTCACCGTCGATAATCTCACGTACGCTTTTAATCTTATGATAGAGTAGCAAATCATTGTAATTGATAGCTGCTTTGGAATGTACAGGTGCTCCTTTCGCTTTAGGAGCAAATGGCTTCTTGGAAGTACGATGTTTATCGATTTCCTTTACACCTACCGGGAACATTACTTGAATAATATCCAATGTCTTGATATGATCTCGGAAATTAATTACTTTTTCATCGATAGATTCTTTGCTCTTGAAATGCAAAATATCTTGTAACACTTCGGCCATAAATGTTCTAAATGCCGGAGGGAAACTGCTTCGTACCACATCTAGCCCTTTAACATCTAGTTTACTCTTGGCAAAGCCTTCTTGATTAACAATCCATTGGGCATATCGTTTCTTGGCAATCCAAATACCAGACTTGGCCACATACTCTTGCTTGATAACAAACTTATGAGAATCAATGTTATGAAATCGTTTACCATACACATTGAAACTATCATTAACGAATTGCTGTACAGCTGATGCTACCTCAATGGTCTTCTCTGCCATTAGTTGCTCATCGTTGGTATCAATATCCGGCCAGTAATGCAATATCAAAGGTTCGGATACACAAAATGTAGAATCCGTATCTGTATAAATAACATACTCACCTTCTTTGCCTAAAACCTTAACATAGTACTTATCAATGATACTAGCCGCAAATTTAATCAATTGCTGACCCGTACTTGTGATACCTACTGCATTGTCCGGATCAAAGAATCGGAAACCTGGATTACCTAGAACTCCATAAAACGAGTTAAGCAAGATCTTGGTTACCAACTGAAGTCGATCGTAATATTCTGCTTTGGCATGATCGCCTTCCTTTTCATATTTTTTCTTGAGATCTTTGTATTCAACACGCTCATCAAACCATTTCTCAAGAATACTAGGAATAAATCCTTTTCGTTTCAAATCATAGATAACACCGTTAGCGGCAATGCAATACTGTTTATCTGTTAACAGGTCATTCAATTCTTTGCCACGAACTTGAGTTACATTACCTCGATCGAGAAATGCATAGCTACGGTCTTCGCCTTTAACATATGCCTGGCCATCGAAGTTCGATATCTTACCAATCTTAGTCTCAGGTGATATGTTCAATGACATAATGATACTAGGATATAGAGATGTCATATCCAAGTCATAGATCCAACGATACCTACCTGGATTCGGATCACGTACATATGCACCTAACAAATCTAAAGGTTCATTTGGATCTCTAGTAGGTTTACTAGGAGCAACAATACCTAATCGTTTCATGTAAACTAAACTAGCTCCGTCTAGATATCGAGTACTGAAATACACATCTTCATAAGGTACATGGCCTTTATGACAAATACTTCTAGCTAGATCCAATAGTTTCATCTTGGAATCAATATCCACTACCAGATCAACGTCATTCATGTTATAGTCAATGAACTTATCGATATCATCTCGTTTCAATTGATCCAATGTACCATCATACTTGATCTTACCTCGGCCTAATTCTTTTTGCGAAATGGCTTCTAGAGAATAACTGGATTCTTCTGAATAGGTAAAATTCTTATACAATGCCATGTAATCTAAACAAGCTACACCAGAGATACGATATCTATCTCTATGCTTGAGCCAAATCACATCTTTGATAGGAGACAATGTTCTTGCCAATTGCTCTCCTAGCATGTTACGTATACGATTATACAGATATGGAATATCAAAGAAGTCAATGTTCCATCCAGTAATCATTGTAGGACGTAGATCGTAATAAATCAATAAAAACTTTTGTAGCAATTCCAATTCAGTTTGCACTGAAATAATTTCAATGCCATTACGATTACCAGAGGGAACCGTTCGATCAGCATCTAGAATAAATACATAGGCAACACTTTCGCCATCTGAATTACATCTCAATGCTATAGAAGTGATCTCATTCTCTGCTTTTTCTGTACTAGGAAAGCCGTTAGTAGTATCAACCTCGATATCTAAAAACATTGTTCGATGACCTACAGATGAATCATCACTATCCGAATACAAGTCAATTAATGTACGGGTCTCTGGATTGATATCTGCTTCATATAAGTTAGATTCTGTTCTATCAAAATCATAAACCTTACGTAACTTAGTACCATCCAATGCAACATGTTCGCCATTAGGATCTTTGCGATATGCATATGGCTTATACTTTAATTGAAAGTAACCTTTAACATCGTCCCAAATATGTACTGTATTATCTTCTTTTCTATACGCTACTGCTTGATACATAACTTTTATTCAATATAAATTGCCGGAAGGTTTCTATCAAATCCGTTCCGGTCTAAACCATAACCATAAACCCATTCTGGGCCAATTGCAAATCCATTGAAGTCGGCTTGTCTACCGCCGGATCTTGATATCAACGCAACCGTTTTAATATCAATTGGATTAAACTTCTTCTCGATATGAGCTTGCAAGAAATCAAAGGTGTTACCTGACTCAATGATATCATCTACTAAATATACCACCTTATCAGCTAAATCACAAGAAATATCTTTGAGAAGTTTACATCCTCCGGCGTTAGACTTGCCTTCATAGCTTTTGATTTGCACGAAATCAACTTCGGCTTGGTTGATAGGCATGTCACGCATTAAGTCTGCCATGAACATGAAACTACCGTTAAGTACGCTAACAAACACAGCACCTTCATAGAAATAATTGTCTGAATGGAAATCGGAAATTTCTCGTTGCAATCCGGCAATGCGAACTGCAATATCATTACGTGATAGTATTTCGATCACTTACGATAATGTTTAACGTTTTCCACAAACTTATAGAATTCCTCTCTAGTAGCTGGATCGTTCTTAAATGCACCAGATAAATGACTAGTCATCATTGTAGAATTATGACGAACACCTCTTACACAAGCACACATATGGTTAGCTTCGCATACCACAGCTACACCATTATTATTTTCACATACCTCATTGAGATACTGATGAATTTGCATGGTAAGGTTTTCTTGTACCTGAGGTCTACGGGCAAACCATTCTACGATACGATTCAATTTACTAAGACCAATTACTTTGCCATCTTTGCTAGGAATATATGCCACATGAGCTACTCCTACAAATGGAAGGTGGTGATGCGAACAAAATGATTTAAGATCGATATTGCCTTGGAATACCATGCCTTCATAACCATCTAGATTATCAAATGCTGTGATATTGGGAGGAGTATCGAAACATCCTTGAGCCAAATCATTGACAAATGCCTTTGCTACTCGTCGAGGAGTATCAGATGAATTTGGATCGTTTTGCCAATCAATGCCTAACGCATCCATATACTTACCGTAATGGATAGCGGCATCTTCAATCATTCGTTTCTTTTCCTCTTCTGTACGAGGAACATTTTGATTTGCGTACTTAAGTTTTACCATAAATTATTTTGTTGAAATCATTGCAATCTCGCTCTCATGAACCAATGAATACTCTGTACCGTCGATACTGATTCGGTTATTCTTGATCTGATGGGTCTGTACCATAACTTGGTCTCCTACCTTACATCGCATTGGAATCATGTCTCCGGTCATTGTATACAATCCGGGACCTACAGCAATTACTTCTGCATTAGTGTAATTGTTTTCTACGGTATCTGGAATAATAATACCACTTGCCGTTTTAGTAACAGGCGCTTCGTCTTTTAGGAGTACGTAATCTCCATTAGGTGTCATTCTCATAAGTAACATAAATTTAAGGTGAAACAATCAATTTTCCAAATCTTTTTTTATCTTTTTTTATACGCCGCGTTTAGTATCATACGCAATAATATGATCTCTACCGGTCCAATTATAACCCATCTCAGCTGCTTTCTCTAAAGATAGAGGATACATCTTAATAAGTTCTTCTCTAGTATCGCCCGCGGGCATTAACCATACTTTGTCCTTTGGAATATCCATTTGCTGTCTAAAGGATTCAATCTCTAAGATATTTGCCTCTGTACCATCCCATACTGGTTTCAAATGATAATCGTAATGGAAGTTAATCATCTTCAACATGGCATCTTTATCCAAACGAAACTTGTTATGCTGTTTTACAAACTTCTCATCTACCTCATCTCCTAAAGGTGTTACTGCACCGATCTGAGGAATGCTATTGCTGAATTTGGGACTAATAGAAAGTAACTCAATAGGATAGTCGGTTTCAACATAATGCGATCCTTCTGTCTCCATTGTGATAACAATGCCTCTCTCATATGCAAAATGAGTTAGTTCGTTAATTAGGACCGGATGCATTGTAGGCGATCCACCTGTCAACATCATTTCCGTAATGGTCGGATTCTCATCGTAGATCTTAATGATGTCATTGAAAGTAAACTTTCCTTTCTCAGGATGAATACTCGTATACCAACTATCACACCATCCACCTTCTCCAAAATAACATCTATGAGTACATCCGGTAGTTCTTACTGCAATTGTAGGCATCCCTTGACGAGATCCTTCGGATTGAACACAAACGTATAGTTCAATAATAGGCAGTACTTTATTATAGTCTTCTATTCTCTTTCTCATTGCTGATTAATATTTCTTAAGTATTCTTTCCATGCCTCTGCACCTTCATCATCTCGAATAGATGCATATTTCTTAGTTAATAAATCTACCGTTGCATTACCTTTTGGATTACCTTCCAAATTGATTCTACGATCATCATACTCAACTACGCCTTTCTGATCGCGATAAAAATCTACTCCATCTTTGTTATGACGCATCCAATTGTCCCATTCAGTATTATCAAATGATTCCAATGTACATGTAGTATAACTATTTGGAGTCTCGTACAATGTTATTTTATGAATACGTAAATTTTCATATGGCATAAACAATACAAACATGGCTAAGAAAATCTCTTTGGCAATGTTTTCAGCCGATGGATTACAATATTGATTGCTGCCATTCAATGACATATACCAAATCTTTGAACCTGTCAATTGACATGCCTTGATAACATCATCATCTTTAGGATTCACAATGAAGCCATGATCTAACATGTCATCAATCCATTGGCATCCTACTCGTTTAATTTCCTTGAAGTCGATAGCATAGCCAATAGCTTCCATGGAATTGAATTCAAATTCGAGTTCGTATAAATAGGTATGACCATGCATATTGAAGCATTTCATACGCTCATTCATAACTCGATGGCCGGAATCGAACGTTCCTTTTCTTGTAATGTACTGCTTTTTCATAACAATTGTTTGATTAATGTAAAACATTCTGAGGCAATAAGCATTGCTACTCCGATAGGTGGATTGAATAATAACATGCCGAATCCAACGACTCTAATAATAGACTTGATTAATGTAACTAGTTGCTTATCTGGTTTCATAACTTTGATTTAACATGCTCCATGCCCGGGAGATATATCTCCAGTTGATGTACTAGTATAACTAGGCTGCTCAACAAGTAATTGTTTACCGCCCATATTATTTGATCTTACTTCTGTTAACTGTTGCTTGATAACACGAAGATCTGATTCAGTTAATGTTGCTGTATTGGAGATATATCCTTTAAGCCAATACACGAATTGTTCTGCTGTCATATCTTTTTTCTTTCTCTAAATATAAGTACGAAATGTGAAAAGTCCAACCTTTTGGCTGAACTTTTTTTGTTTTATGAATTTGATACGATGATGTTTTATACAAATAGTTCGTCATATAAATTAATAAATACATCCACGATTCTATCAGGCAATCCTTGTACTTTTGCTTGAAACTCTGCCGCATTCTTAAATTTAGATTCATCGATTAACGGTACATTAATAGATTTGTAATTACCGCCCATACCAGACAGAATTGAGTCAATGGAGAAGACCTTTGGATGTATATTCAAGTATTTATGTTCGAATGATGTGGTTGCTATTACTGGCTGTTGTCCGATAAACAATCCCCAACCCTTACCTGCTACGTTAATGGTACATTCATTCTGAAGGTAATCTATAATAGGCCTTTGTTTAAACTTCACAACATTGAATTGTACTCCGCTTATGATAGTTCCAGATTTTGGTTTAAATTTATTGACCCATAAAAATAATTCATTATCTGTATCGCCGGATAATTTTATTGCTATAGCTTTTACTCGGCCACTCCATGTTTTATAGAGTTCATCATCGCCACTATCCTTTATATCAGTAATTGTACGACCTTGATATTTTTTTAATTGATCGAGATTCGGAGATTTTGCGTTCCCGGTATCAGATCCTAGATTAATTGAGTTGTTGCCAGTCGTCTTAAGACTGATCCCAATCTCCTTGCCGCTTACAACAATTTTTAAATCAGATAATCCGCCGCTAGCGCCGGTATGTTTTGCCTCGATATCAGCACTTTTTGCATATTTGTTAATAGCCTTCGTAAGAAGAATCTCAGAAATGGTACCAACTGAGTTGGGATCAAATGCATTGAAAATAGTTAATAGTTTAGTATATTCGGTACGAAGATCTTCGTTCTCTAAAATTTTAACCAATGCATTGAAATCGTCAGACTCAACTGGAGCAATTGCTTCTGTGGCCTCATATAAACGACGTGCTATACCAGATAACTTTATCATGTATCAATTTTCTTTCATATAATTATCAGGAACCAGAACTTCCAAACCCTCCAGTACCTCGTACAGTTTCATTAAGAACCAGAACCTCTTCTAACTCGATTTGCGGATATGGCATGATAACCAATTGGCCGATCTTATCACCAACTTCGTAATGATGTTGATGAAATGTCGGAGTAGCCTTGAATCGAAATTTAATTTCTCCTCGATATCCACTATCAACAACACCGACACTATTTGATAATGCCAATGACTTGGAACTGATAGATGATCGTGGAAACACTAGTCCTACATATCCTTCTGGTAATTCAATGGCGATACCGGTACCATATTCAATGTAACTATCACAATCTGTTTTACTGATAGCAACTAGATCCAATCCGGCATCTCCTGGCTTTGCGTAACTTGGCGTTGCAGCCTTTTCAGATAATTTT